GCCTTCACCAACCTCTTCTCCGCGATATGTGGACTTACCTGCTTCATATTTGTAACCAGGGAAATATGGCAGATACGATTCAGATCTAGGAGCTTCAGTCGGACCATCCGTCAGCATACGATGCTGAGACATCATCTCAGGGCAAGCTTCCTCAAGGAATACCTTGACCTCCGGATTAAGCTCAGTCACTGGCTTAGACATGTCACGATAGCAGAACTCGTTCTGAGGCTTACGGTTACTGCCAAATATAATTCTGGTAGTAAGTGTGTTAGTCGTGTCGTTAACCGTCATGCCAGCCAAGTCAGCCAGAATCTCTCGAGCCGTCCAGTCCGCTTGCAGATGATTGAACAGAGCCTCTGTCGCAATAACATCGTTATCGCAATACTCAGCGACCTTAATCCACAACTCTTCTGGAACAGGCTGATCCCACGGCAGACCAAGTTCTTGGTGATGGATACCGAGTTTGATCTCCCACTTCTTCAGACTCATCTTATTACCAGCCGAAGCGAAATCGTAAATATCAGTATACGACAGATTGTACGCCTCACCGAACAAACCATTGTTTCGCTCCCCCTTATTCGAATTGACAATTCGCTTAGAGAGTTCGAAAAGCTGCTCGTTCGTATACCCGATCAGGCAGCCATATAGAATATGGTTGTCGTACCTACGGTTATTGAAGCCGATAAGTCGATATTTGAGTAGTTTCTCGACATCAGCAGGGCTTGGATTGATCATACGAACAATCGGTTTACCCTCACCTTGAACCTTCCAGTTTACCAGGAACAAATTCGGGAAGACCTCGACATCGTAGAACACGATTGGAGCATCATTAACTTCGGTGTTGTCTGACGGTTCCTCAGATTTGAAGTGCATCTTATTGACGAGTTTCAAACAGTAATCGGATTGATTCGTGCTGTTAGCAGCAAGAATATAAACCGAGTTCCTCAAGTCTGAAACGTCGTACTTCATTCCGCTGTTATAAGCGTCTTCAAGACCCTTATAGATGAAATCAATACTGCACTTCGTATTGTCGTGTATCTCTTTGTTTAGGTTTCTCCTGATCAGGGTCCTAAGAGCTTTTTCGTTCTTAAGACCTTCGAAATTGATCACTTTGTCCTCTCCTTTCAACGGGAGACCAGAACTGATCGATGCTATTGGGAAGTTATTGCATTTAGTCAACTTCCGTCTAAGCGAGCTGTTCCCAGAGAACACCTTGATTTCAATGTGGTCCTTGTAGATTCGATTCAGCCTGGACGGATCTCCAGTGTAAATATAGTGCAAATGAATGCCTTGTTCGCTTTTACTCAACTCTGCATACGTAGCCGGCCATTTACTAGCCTCTTCCACATTCTTTTCGAAGCATTTATTCCCGTTTTCGTCAGGAATATCAAAATCGATAACAATATGGTTTTCGGGAACTCTGACATAGTGGATTTTAGATGTATCGAGGTCAGACAAAACTGTCCTTATGTTCTCCCACTTATTCATCGGAGTTTCCTTTGCGCTGGCATACTGCGCCGGACAGTTCGCACACTCCTGATCAAATACAGATTCCGTGGAATTGAATTCGATTAGTTTGGGTTTATGTATCTCTTTGCGTTTTGGTTTGCTAGTCTCGAATACATCAGTACGGAACCCACTGTAGGCATTACGAACAATAGTGCCATCGACCTCATAATTGAAATCGCGGAAATAGTTTTTGAGTTCTTCCTTAAAGAGTCTTTGAGAGAACGGATAAGGAACCTTGGCTTCCTCACAATATGTCCGATACATCTCCCACGCTGCTTTCAGAGTCGTGCCATCGTCTTTTACAAAAACATGATACGAATCGATCATAAAATTGTAAAAATCGTTGGACGCGCCCATCATCGTTGTCGGGACGTAGTCATCATACCTGTCAGGATCACTCAAATATACTTCCTTGCAATAATTTGCAATTGCACCAAGTTCGAATCTGACTTGTGTGGTTACTGTCTTGTATTCTTTCGGACTCAATTTGTTTCCCGTTGGAGTGACATCAATTAATCGCCTAAGCAGACCAGACTTTGCGTCCGTAATCTTAACCGGTTTATTCGTTCCCATGAACAGGAAACACTTAAACCGATTGGAATATGTCGACTTGAACTTCTCGTTGATCGTCATCTCCTCATGGGATACAAGACTATTCAACCGTGTATTATCCTCGATCTTTGACAAATCGCCATCGTGCTGAATTGCCACAAGCGGGTTAGTCTTGAATGCTTCCAAAGCAAAAGAGTTACTAGACGATCCCAATGCTTTCGCATCGAAGACCGAATAGTAACCCTCAAATAATTGTTGGATGATGTTCAGAATTGTAGACTTACCTGTACCTGCAGCGCCATAGAGAACCATGAACTTCTGGATCGTCTTGGAGTCGCCAGTTACGATAGAACCAATTGCCCATTCGATCTTATGACGCTCTTCTTCTGTGTAGAGAGTAGAAATGAGCTTCTTGAACGCCGGACAATCACCATCCTCAAGAGGATATGGCAAGCGCCTGCTCGCATAGTCCTTCTTGTTTGGAGGTGTATTTGCAAATATCAGTTTTTCATTGAGCATATGGTAATTGTCTCGCAATTGACTCTGGCAATACCTATGCCATTTGTCGATCATGCCAGAATCAGCATCCCGCATATAATAGATCTTAGGCAAATTACCATATTTATGCTGATAATCCTTTGCGTATGCATCTAGCTCTCTATCGATGAGATCGAGCGCGTCCTGTTCATCTGTAGACCACATACCACGTTCTTCCAGCCAAATAGCATAGAAGTCGCCACCACGGATCATGAGATCAGTTGAACGTTTCATGAAGAATTTAGGGAGGATTTCCATTCCGCCACCCTTAGCGGCGCGGACGGAAATTGTCATAAAGTCAATCACATCGTTCTTTCTCCTTTCGCTAAAAACTACATGAATGTGTCTAAGAAATAACACATCTGATGCCAAATCTCGATCTTGCGCATGTCACCTTTGTATCCTCGAACTCGAAATAACCCGCCAGTTCCATCGGGAGCATAATCCCTATGAAGAAACTTTTGCAGAGTGTATTCAACGTAGTCTTTGTCGTACCAGGCATCTAGCATGTTGCCAAGTTTAAGATTCGATATCATTCCCCAAAACCATTGCGCTGTACGATCACCATAAGCAGGATCGTCCATGTAATCTTCCTCACAACGATTCGCCAGAGCTACTATCATCTCGAGAACGCTGCAGGGTCCGGCCAGACACTCCAAAATATAATCTACAGGTTCGTCGATGGTTCCGCTTTTAGCGAATCTATACCGAAGATTAACACCGTCTTCAGCTCGATTTTGGTCGTTTCGAATGGTATATATGAACTCGGTGTCATGCATCTGCATTAACAATCGTTTAAACGAGATGTTATAATGATAGCGTTCGCCAGACATCCAGTTATACAACCAATGGAAATATGCGTTTTTTACATCGTTTCGACTCATTCATCCTCCATAGGATGGGGTGCATTTTTAGCAAGGTCGGAGAAGTTTCTCTGATCTGCAAGGATCTCGAAATCGGTACACAAACGATCATTCCGGACAAATACCGAATCGTCTTCATATTCACCGAAATGTTCCGCATAGTCTGCTCCAACCATACCGTCCACATCCTCAATCGGATTGTCCTGTTCATCCGTCAGGACACCATCCGCATAATGAGTGAGACTTACTTCTTCGTAGCCTTCCTCACCGAAAATTTCAGGCTTGATCACATAGGGTTCGTCCAAAATATCCACCTCCTCGGTTTCTTCTTCAGGTTCAGTCTCTTCTGTTCTACGAGAATAGTCGGTGTAATAACCGAGTCCCTTCACCTTAGCGGCGTATTCCATAAGGTCGGGTTTTGCGCTGGGTGGATTGAGAGTTTCTGCAGGCTTAGCGAACCGATCTTCAGTCTTCTTATCCTGCTCCTCGACTCTGCGTTTGAGCCATTCTTTCATTGACTCGATCTCATCGTCTGCGATCTTCTCGTAGTATTTCTTGGTATAAGACCAAGTGAACAGGGAGCCAACCAAGGCCCCTGCTGCAAAAATGAACAATTTAGTCGATGTTCTCATCGTCTTTCTCCTCATTTTTAATCGACATGACAGTCATGGCGAGTCCTCCAAATAGCAGTGACACGCTCAGGAGGACGCCGCCTATGATATGTCGCTTCTTCCTGTCTCCTGTTAGATGCATTAAGGTCGACATTGCCTCTTCTAGTCGGTCCACTCGGTTTCATCCCCTTCTGTGTGAGACAAAACCGCAATGCCGGTTACGAAACAAATACTAGCTACTGCTACGAACGTATAAGAGATACGTTTTAAATTAGCGTTCATGAGTCATCTCTCCTTTTCTTGGATCGGGTGTATTCTTGAAGAAGTATAACTTCTTTCCAACTCGGATACCATCAAGCATTCTCAAAGAATACCAGACTCGAACGGTCTCGACTCCCACGCCAAACTTAGCGGCAGCCTCGTTTTCGTCCATAAAACCAACGAAAAAGCCATCTTTAAGAACTACTTCGTCTTCAAGATTATTTTGCATAATATAGATAATCAAATCTCTACCAGTCATTAGTAGTTCTCCTTTCAAATCACATAACGCCATGGATAATCGAACATATCCTGTTCAGGATTGCCCGAACCATAGTCGTCAAGACCCCTTCAAATGAGGTCCAGAATATAACCATCCACGTTGAAGTCGAGCACGATTACCTTTTCGTAACCGTTCACGAAATCACGAGCCTTCGATCTGGTGGTATCAAAGATGCCAAAGTCGACGAAGTTGTCGCCGAAGGTATTGGCTTCATCATAAACCCAACCGACCTGAGCGCCAGCTTTAGTGCGTTTTGCGCCAAGCAAATCGTACACTTCGTTCAGGAACAGATGACCTCTGGCTTTCAGCCGTTCATTTGCCCAGTTCTGCTGCTGAATAAGGAAGTATTTAGTGCGCTCCGGATCTGGATCCCAGCCTTCGTTACCATCATCGAAAATGATAGCATACTGACTGTAGTTATTAGGATCAATGACTTCAATAGTCTTCTTGGTGACAACTTCGTTACCGTTCTCATCTGTGGTAGTCTCTTCGACTTCCTGAGCCTTAATGTTGTATCGAAGTTCTTTGTCCATCTTCTCCCCAAAACGCTCGATAACACGGCCACGGTATTCCTTAAAGCTCTTATCAACTGCCGCGTATGCAGCCGCCAGAGCAGCATTACGCTTATTAAGGATTCGATTGGAACCGATCATACAACCCAGGGATGCAACGCCAAGGACAACGGCCGGACCATAAAGCTTAATGAATTTCACCGCAGTCTGAGTGTAGACAATGGCGAGATCCTTCTTGCTGTCTTCTTCGGAATACTTTTCAGCCATAGCAGGATCGGCAGCGACTTCGTGAATAGTATCGATCTTCTGCTTGGCATCATCAACGATTTCTTCGACTTTCAGAGTGGCTTTGCATGCCATAACGGTACTGGCTACCACGCCAACAGTACCTGCCACAAGCAGGATTTCAGGGCTATGCTTCTGGAGCTTAAGACTCGTTCTATTGAATGTACGAGTCAGTTTTGCTACGAATTCAGTTTTGTTGAACATAGATCAATTCTCCTTTTCAGTTAATTTTAATGATGGGGTCATTCGGCATAATGATTGCGACAGTCGTAAAACCAGCGCAAGCACCAAGAACTGCCGAGGCAACAGCTACCGAAAACTTGGTAGTACCGAACTCTTTATACAGAGCAGTCAGAGTCTCTTTGATCTGAGTAACTTTCATTATCGAATCACCATCCCCGTAACGCACACGACGGTGGCAACAGCGAAAACCGAGGCGGCAAGAGAAATAATCAGACCGCCAACAATGACGTTTTTACGAAACAACTTTTTCATTCTTTTTTCTCCTTTGTTATTTAATAGGAAGCGCCTTAGGCAGCTTCAGCATGTAACCATCACGAACACGAATAGGTTCCGCATTACGAATATTTGTCCAACCGTATTTGTTGTCCGTATACTCGCAAGATTTACCGATGAGATCGTACAGATCCGCAACAGAGACGACTCCGTAAGTCTCAATGAGCTCATCCATATGACTCAGAACTTCCTTAGCTTCGGCACGGGTTTCCAGGACAATATCGTCATGGTTATAACCAGTTCTGGTCCGAGAATCTCTGAAACGATCACGGTCATCATCCCTACGAGAATAATCGCGATAAGAGACATACGAAGAGCTTGTGCTGCTCTTACGACCTCTTGATTCACCGTACAAAATCATGTCGATACCATCACGGACAATATCAGAGATGGCCTTCTTGACAGCAGGAACGAGCACGTCCATGACGATATAAGACTTTACGTTCGACGCATCCTCCGAGATAAACACGTCTGTGATCTTACTGATGCCACTTTTGGGTTTTGTTCGGACTTTGCCATGGACAACTTTTTCTACCTTTTTTCTCTCGGTCAGGGCCTCGGTTTGACCTTCTCTGAACTTATGAGAGTTAGGCTTTAATTCCTCATTCACTATGAATAACCTCCTTCTTAAAAATAAAAAGGAGAGTACCATATTTCAGATACTCTCCCTTCCGGGTAACCTCATCCTTCCACTTCCGTGGAATCGTCATGATCGTCTTCGACCGATTCATCGATTTCAGCTTCGATGTCGAAGTCTTCAGAATCCGCCGAAGATCTCTTACCCAGCGCATAAGCCAGTCCGATACCGGCAATGCTGACTGCACCAAGTGCAACCTTCTTGCCGTTTCTCTTAACCCAGCCTTTTGCTCTGGTCAGAAATCCTTCTTTGGTTTCCGTAGTTTCTTCAACAGTTTCAACCTCTTCGATAACCTCGTTCTTAATTTCCTTACTCATGATAATTCTCCTTTCAGATAGTTAAAAATTTAGTTTTTTACCTCATAAAGCAATGTGTTTTTTTCGCGAATCACCAACGTCTGTTGAAATCATATTTAGGCGCAACTAAGTAGTCCAGAACCACACTCGGTTCACCATTGTCATTCAACTGGGAACTAAATGCGATATCGATCAATTGGTCAGTGTTCCAACCAAGATCGTCACCGATGCTCGTATGATCCAACCCGAGTTCATCATAGAACTCATTTAATGAAACATACCCAGAAATATCATGAAGCATCTGCTTATTGAGTTCGTTCTCGGCTCTTTTGATCACTTCAATGCTGCACATGAAGTATCGTCCAGAGATTGGATCAAAACAAAGCGTTTTACCATTACCAGTGACGATGACCTCATTCTTACTTACCGGATTCTTCTTGACTCGTTCCTCAGCAACTCTGTCGCGAACCGTACGTTCTTTCTTTTCACCAATCGTCTCGATGACTTTTTCACGATATTCGGTCAGAGCTGTTTCGGAAAGTTTATAAGCAGTCGCAAGAGCTGCGTTACGTTTCGCATTGACTGAACTTGCCCCGATCAGACAGCTTGTGGACACAATGCAAGTCACGAGAGCTGGAATGTACGGTTTCCAAGCGACTTTCACAACCTCAAGCGGAGTCAATTTGTCGACCCATTCTTCTTGCCTTTTTTCTTCGATCAGTTCGAGAGCTTTTGGGGTCGCTTTTACCGCCAATACTGTGGTTGTGATCATCCCCGAAATGCCGATGCCCACCAGAATTTCAGGACTTCGTCTTGATACAAATCGACGAACGTTCGCTGAGATTGTTGCTAAATTTGTTTTACCCATGAGCTTCTCCTTTCAAATAAAAATAAGAAGGGCCCGCAAGCCCTCTTATTTGTTCTCGACGTATTCCTTGAATAATTTTTCAGTCGTTTCAATGGTAGTTTGTTTGTTTTCCTTTGTGCTAACCACTGCGCCAATAGCGCCAGCGACCAACGGCAAAGTTGCCGAAACAATCTTACCGACTTTCAACCAATTAATCTTCATGGTTTCATCTCCTTTCATAATAGACGCTGTGTTCTTCGCGACTTAATAATCCTCAAAACCTGGAATCGGTTCTTGCGCAAATGTGATGATATATCCCTCCAAACCATCATCAAGTATGAATTTCTCGTGATGGAAATCGAGCCATTGTTCCCAGTACATTTCATATAAACCATTAGCAGACCAACCCAAATGATCGCCATATTCAGTCGGATCTAATCCAATAGCATGATAGAAATCATTCAAATATGCTCCGCCCCAACCAGAGATCTTCTTGTTGATTTCGTACTCGGCTTTCAGGACTTCAGTAGTGGTTGACTCGAAATATCGACCAGAGAACTCATCATAGAAAAGCACTTTATTATTATCGTGTGGTTTATCGTCACCTGTGTACTTATCTTTTGCGATTTCTTCTCTGACTCGAGAGTCTACCTCTTCCCCATACAAATCGACAACTTTAGTTTTATATTCTTTGTACGAGCTGTCTAATAGTGCATAGGCGCTCATCAGAGCCGCTTGCTGACGCTGATTCAAAATATTCGCTCCAAACACACATGCAATCGTTGATACACCAACAACTATCGCTGGAATGTAAGCAGGGCCAGCAACCATAATAGTTTCGAACTTGGTGAGGTTATCACCCTTTTCTTCCCGCGCGTTATCCAGGAGTATCATTGCTTTAGGTGTGGCTTTTACTGCCATTACGGATGTAGCCACCACGCCTGCACCCCCGATGTAAGTTAAAATTGTTGATCCGTTCTTTTTGACAAACAGTCTTGAAGCATTCAATAGTTTGTTCATTTCTCTCACCCTTCGTGGTTTAGTGGAAAACAAAAGAAACAGTACCGGATTCGAACCGATACTCGCCATCCTACACGATGGTGCTTTAACCGTTAAGCTAACTGTCTCTCATAATACAACTTGCAATTTACGCGAAAAGGAAAAGCCCCTGTTGAGGGGGCCCTTCCCCTTTACTTTTTTCTTCTCTTAAACAGGCATTTGATGATCATTACAATAAAGACCATACATACAATTACATCACCGAAAATGATGATGAATGCTGCACCGCCCGTTGCCAGGGCGACTACAGTAGTAACCATCAATACGATTAATGTAAGCATTAAAATCGTTAGTAAAATCATTTTTACGCCTCCTTTCCTATTAAAGAAATTGTAGTTTCCGCGAAGTTTAGATGTGCCGTCTATCGAATGTTGTCTCCCAACGTTCTTTTTCTATCGGTTTGATTTTCAGTGCCCACATTATCTGTCGTATAGTCACGGTTGGATAAAGTCCGTCCGTACACGTACCAGAACGTTCATCAAAATACCTCTTAAAACCAGGATGCAAATATAGAGCATCGGTCAGCCATGGATCTATATCACTCCACCAGGTTCGTTTTGTGTCCTTATCATATCGCTGTTGTATGATCGCAAGTCCTTTATCGCCCATTTTGAACAATGTACAAGAATCATAAACTGGATGATTGCAGGTATATGTAGAGCCGTATATAGAGGAATATACGGACGGTTTTTCATAGTGATATCGCATGTAACCTCCATGAAAAAGAGGAGGGCTTGTTAAGCCCCCTTCTTATTTGTCTTCTTATTCTTGAGATAGTCTTTGAAATCGTTCATTTTGTCTTCCAGAACCTCTTCCCACAGCCAGGAGCCAGCAAACCAGCCAACTGCACATGCAGCCATAGATCCTAAATACTTAATAACGTCTTTCATAATAAATTCCTCCTTTAATAAGTTTCCATAAAGGGGTATGTTTTTCGCGCGAATAAAAGCAAGAGGCTATGTTTCCATAACCTCCAGCTTTGTGACGTTTGTTTACTTTACTCTGAAAATATACTTATCAATGATCTTTCGACCAGCTTGAGATGTGATACTTCCGCGTTCCTCGTAAATAAACATCGCGGCGCCTCCAACAACTGAAATTACAGCCGGAACAACGACACCCAGCACAGAAATGCGATTCTTTGCCTTCCTATCCTTCTTGTCCTCCTCGAACTTCTGATTCTCGAGCTCAAACTTTTGACGTTCAAGTTCCAGTTTCTCGTCCTCGGTATCCAATTTGGATATTTCGATCAAACGATCCGCAAGCTGTGAGATGCCAGCTACTCCAGTTTTGTACTTTTCACTGCCGAACTCCACTTTGCTCAGTTCATCGAGTTCTACGATGACCTCATTCTTCAAGTTTGTTTCAACACTCATAATAATTCTCCTTTCAAATTTTTGTGAACAAACACGTCCTCATTATAGAGCTTGTTAATTTTGCGAAAGATCTGCATGATGGTCGATCTTGAGTTCGACGTAAGCTTTCTTATTTAATTTCTCTAGATCATCAATCTCAAATCGATAAACGTCTTTTTCCGGATTAGAATGGTCGATTCGCAAAGTGCCATGAGCCACAAACATGCGCTGACATATGGCATATCCAATTACTCCAACGATCACACCGATGATGAAATAAAGCATACTTCTTCTCCTTTCTTAAAATGATTTTTCAAAAATTCCATCCGGGGATTTTTCGCCACTTAAAAGTAGCATTCTGTGCAGTAACCCACGTATGGAAAATATCAATATTTAAACCTAGAATAGAATCCCTTAATCTAGGTTAAAAATGAAAAGGAAAAGGAAAAGGAAAAGGCCTTAATAGGCCTTACCCTCTTTATTGAGTTTTTCCAAGATCATATCCAGTCTCTTGTTTTGTTCTTCAATAGATTGAGTGTACTCCTCCATAAGTTTAGTCGCGTCGTCGATCATCCCAAGAGAAAGCTGCATAGTCTTCAGTGATTTGGGGTCCATGCTCATAAACATGTCCTCATCGCACATCAACTCAACAACCATCCCCTTGAATGCACCGATCTTCTCGATAATCTCTTTGGTAATAGCCTTCATACTCATAGTAATGAATCTCCTTTCAAGTTCTCAAATATGTGTTGGTTTCCCATAAAGTAGTGTGTTTATTTCGCGACAAAAAAAAAAGAAAGAGCCCTTGTTAGGACCCTTCCCGTATGTAATGTTTATCCCAAAAGACATCCAAGAAACAACAACTCGCCAATGAACATAATCATTACGATTCCGCTGATTAAATCTTCGTGACGGTTAATAAATTCTTTTACCTTTTTCATATTAAACACTCCTTTTCATAAAGGAGATTGTAAATTTCGCGATTGTCTCTGACTTGCTAAATATAACGAATACTCAAGTTCAACAATACTGTCTGTAAACATTTGTATCGTTTCTTTTACGTCCTGAATAGATTCCACCAAACACAGTAAATCGTGATCTTCAGCATCGGCATTCAGATTACGAATATCATCAGCAAGCAGATTCATCAAACCTTTTAGTTTTCTAGCCTTTGTTCTAAGTTCTACTCTTGAGTTCATTGTCATCGTCTCCTTAGTCTCTAGCGTTGTCTAACAGCCAAAAGAATTTTCTGTATCGGTCGTAATACATATCTCGACTACAAGGGATGTCCATCTTCGTTCTCAAATATGTATAAGACAAACCCTCTGTGACAGCTTTTAAAATATAGTTATGTAATTGTTCATCAGCTTCTCCAGCAACACGCTCAATTAGTTTGATTCGTTCCATATAGTATGCTTTACGCATTGCCTGTTTTGCAGTTGGATCGCCATAAGAGCTACTTCTCGATGGATCGTTATTAAGTGACGAAGATATCCCAGGACTTGATCGATAAGCTCTCTTCCATTCTGGATACTGAAGACAGAAATGTTTTAACTCGTAGTGTCGGTGTCTATCAATCCAATATTTGTTCTTTCGAGAAATCTCAGGACGAATGATTGTACTCATTATTTAACCGCCTCTCTTTTATACTTTCGAGAGTCTTTAACAAGCTTGATAGTAGCTTTTCTGAGTCTTTCCTTGTTTATTTCACCGTGAACATATATAGTAGCATTTTTAAATCTGTATGTTTTCATATGCAAGCACCTCTACAATAGGAAAATATCAATCGCTTCTGTGTTTGTTAAGGCTAATGCTTCTTTTAGTTTCAACGCATCGCCTATGGTGATCGAACCATACTCAAATAGTATTTCCCCTAAAAGCAAAATATCAACTCCGCTCATTCTCGATACAGCATCAATGCTGAGGCCTTTATCGTGGATCTTTTTATATAGTTTATTTGCGTCCAATGCACACACCTCTTTCTAGTTGCGTCTCATGCAACAAATAAAAGATAACACCATTCCAATTTTTCTGTCAATAGGTTTTTTGTGCATAAAATGCAACAATTTTAACCTAAATTTGCTTTTAATTTGCATATACGCAAATATCAATGCTATACTGATGACTGTACAGAAAGGAAGTGCGTTATATGGACGTAGGAACACGGATTAGAGAAAGAAGAAAAGAACTAAACTTATCAGTTGACGAATTGGCTAAGAAATTAAACAAGAACCGAACCACAGTCTATCGCTATGAGAAAGGAGAAATAGAGAATCTGCCGATGGATATACTTGGACCACTGGCTAAGGCGCTTAATACGACTCCCGCATACTTAATGGGTTGGGACGACAAACCAATCTCAGCAATTGACACAATTAGAGACTATTATCAATTATCTATTGATAACGAAGACAATATACGAGTTGAACGCTTTAATGCCTGGGCCAAGAAATTTAACAAATATGTATTTACAGACGAAGAACATAGCAAGCTTGTAGAATATGCTGAGTTCTTGATCCATCAAAGAGGAAACTAAAAGAAAGAGGCCTTGTTAGACCTCAATCTCATGTCTGATCAGAAACATAATCCGACCGATTGTGTTGTATCGATTTTTGAAATCCCTATATGCTTTCCACCATTCAATGCGCTTAACTGGATTTATGGTTTTTTTCATCCATTTTTTCGCAGCTACAGCACACTCGAGTTCGGCAACATATTCTTTTTTCAAGATCGCCATTACTTTTTCATAATCTGTCATAAATGTCACTCCTTTCATAAAGGAGATTGCTTTTTACGCGAAGGAGGTGATGCCAACCTAACCCCTGGCACCACATCACAGAAAGGAAGAACAGAATGTATAAAGAATACCCAACATTTTATTATTACGACACACGAGAATATGGTAGAAAGTCGCGTACAGACGATCCCTTGCTATCAACCGAAGAAGTATTAGAAAAACATAGTAAGATAATTGAAGAATATGCAATCAAATACCTTGGCGGACCGATACCTCCAGAGAACAAATATATGGAAGTCGGAAGTGGTGAGTCGCTTAAGGATCGTCCGGAGATAACCCGTTTACTCAAGGACATAGAAGACCCTGCCGTCAAAGCTATAATTGTGGTGGATGTGCAGCGTTTAAGTAGGGGTGATCTTGAGGATGCTGGTAGACTCATAAGGTTACTTCGCTATACGAATACTTACGTAATCACGCCTATGAAAATATACGATTTACGTGACGAGTATGATAGGGATGCTTTCGAACGCGAACTCAAACGAGGTAATGAATATCTGGAGTATTTCAAGAAGATTCAAGCCCGTGGAAAATTGCTAAGTGTTAAGGAGGGTAATTATGTAGGTTCAACTGCGCCTTATGGTTTTGATCGAATCGAGAAATTTGAAGCCAACGGTAAGAAGTCATACTACACCCTAATTGAACGTAAGGATCAAGCAGACGTAGTTCGCATGATCTTTAATTGGTACTGTGAGGAAGATATCGGTGTAACTGCTATCTGTAGAAGACTTGAAGATATAGGCGCTAAGACAAAGACTGGCCATAAGATATGGAAACCAAGTATAATATTCAGCATACTGGAAAATCATCACTACATTGGTTGTACGCGGTGGAATTGGAGAAAGACAGTAAAGATTATTGAAGATCAGGAGATCAAGAAGCTACGTCCTAAAGCAAAGGTAGACGAGTTCTTATTGTTCGAGGGTAAACATGACGGAATCATCTCCGAAGACCAATTTAACAAAGCTCGTGAGATAAGAGGTAAACGTCATCGAACTCGACGAGATCTGACTCTCAAGAATCCATTTAGCGGCATAATGTTCTGCAAAAAATGCGGACACAAGATCGGTTATAATACTTATACTCGAAACGGGGTTGAATATGCTCCTCCTAAACTCGTATGTAACAATCAAGTTCACTGCAAAACTGGTTCTGTGAACTTCCAAGAAATATTTGACTATGTCCGTAAGGTCCTCAGAGACTGCATAGAGGACTTCGAGGTTAGGATAGAGAATGATCAGGACGACTCTTTCAAGTTGCACAGAGACCTCGTAGAACGCTTAGAGAAGCAACTTAAAGACCTGGAGAAGAAAGAAATAGAGCAATGGGATGCACAATATGATCCCGACCCAAATAAACGACTTCCTCCGCACATCTTTGCTAAACTCAACGAGAAGGTATTAAAAGAAAAAGAGGAAGTAAATAGAGCGCTCGATAAAGCTAAGGATTCCATGCCTAAACAGGTTGACTATCGAGAAGAATTAATAAAAACCACCGATGCTTTAAGAGTATTGGAAGATCCTAAATTGGATGCTAAAACAAAGAATCAATATTTAAAAACAGTAATCTCTAAGATGGTGTACGAACGAGATCCGAACGTGCAAATATCGAAAGAGAATGCTGAGAAGTATGGTATAGAAATTTCAAAAGGTTTACGCTACTATACTCCCCCTTATAAGATAACGATCGAACTTAAGTGTGACTAATTTAGGGTACATTTAAGCCCACACTCATAGGGTACTACTTGATACCGAAAGCGGAACAGTAAGGTTTATAAGAGAAAAAAGAAGAGGCCCTGTCGTAGTGACGGAGCCTCTTTTTATTTAATTATGAGGAATTGCTTTTTCAAGATCGGTAATTCGATGATTCGCTACGGCGATCTCTTCGTCAACAACTGCGTCATGCTTTTCGAGTTTGTACACACGATCAATTACCTTGTTATGCGCTTCGACTCTCTTTTCGAGTTGCGCAATACGATAATTGGTCAGTTTGTTAGCAGCCAAGATACCAAAGATAGAACCGAGCACGGTTCCTGCAAAGGAGAATAAAGCGACAATTACTGTATCACTCATTGGTTTCCTCCTTTCTGGTCGACTCGACATTCACCTCTTTCATCTGAGCATAGATCTTACGAAGCTTAGATCTGGCCACAGCCATCGCATCAACTGAGTCATGAGTCACGGGGATGCTGGAAATTGTCTGATAAACGGTTTCAAGCTCTTTCAGAATTTCGTCCATATTACACACTCCTACAGAATAGAATTAAGGGCAGATATTAGAGTATTGAAGAAACTCGCAGTAATCACACCACCAGATACAGCAGCACTTGGCAGCGTTCCATGGCCACTGATTGCACTAATAGCAGTTCTGGCTTGATTCACGATCGTAGCCGAAATTGTAGTGCCACTTCTTACTGTTGTGAAGGAGTATGAACTTAGACCAGCATATTCACGAAATTCGTTGATCCTGGTGCAGAAGTCATTCCATTCAGCAGCAGTTATAGCGATGGCAGATCCAGACCTGATTGTACTATCCCAAGACCAATCATCTGGGCGAGTCCCAATGGCGGTTGCCGTTACCTGTATAGTGCAGTTGGATGTCGGATAAATATTATTGTTTATGACAGAAGTTGTTCCGCTAGTTTCTATGGAACTAGAAGAGCTAGTCGTTCCTGTGATTTTAAAGGTCCAGGGTAAGTCATAGCCACTTTGGAATTTTACAATGTCATAGATATACAGGTTCTTTCCGCTCAAAACAGTGAAAGATCTGGTTCCACTGAAAGTATAGGTCGTATACCCAGTACCAGAAGGAACTCTCGTTCCGCTCCCGTTGTAATAGGCAATCCGCATGGATGTGATGCCTTTTGCGGTAATCTTTACAGTATACTGTGCCATAGCATCACCTTACGCGAATGTCGCAGTCAGACCAGTAACGGTTGCGGATGAAAACTCCACATAACCGTGGAATATTGTTCTCATCGAGGGGTATCTTGACCCTATCATCAACGTTCCTCCAGCCGGAGACCACATCTGGACAACTGGTTCCTCAACCCCGCTATACGCAATTTTAAAGAAATTATAGCTCGTACTTCCAAACTCACCGTAAAGATTGAACGAGCCACCAGCAGAATCGTTAGATATGACATTAAACTCATTTCCGTAAAATTCTCCGCCGTATATCTTTGGAGATTTGATGTAGTTGTTAGTGATGTCGGTGAAATCGATTCCTCGAAGCTTGATATAACTCGGGACATCTGCATCGCTTCCGTCCTGACCATCCTGTCCGTCTTTTCCATTTTGACCGTTCTTTCCAACAAACTGGTATGGATCACCCCAGGTTGTACCACCATCAATCGATTCTCGTCGATACATGTCGCCATCGGCTACTGGATAGTGCCAACTGTCGTCACTACCATCGACTGAATATTGATAGGTTATAAGTCCCTTAAGACTGATTCTTTTAGCATCAATCAGTCCGGTTTTAATACAACCGCCATCAATAGTAGTCGTACCATTTGAAAGACCGGACGATAAATCGTCGACTTTTTGGGATGTCGTATTTGTGAAGGTAGCCAAACCATTGATCTGTACACCCATGTTGTTCACGGTCAGGTTAACATTCGACTCAAAATTGTCAATGCGCACACCCATGGCATCGATCTGCACCTTAACATCTTCGCCGACTTTGGCCACAATCGAGTCTTCTCCAACCTTAACCTCGGCACGTCCCATAGGCGGATCAGTGAGATTACCAGTGATCGTAGCAGAATGATTCTTAAGAACTACCGACACACGATCACCGGTTTTAACACTGGCTGCACCGTACTTGAAATTGACGATGTTTCCATCTTCGTCTTTTTCAGTAACGGTTGTCACAGGAGTCAGTTCCTCAGACCCATCGAATTTTACATAGACGGTGTCGTCGCATTTGACAACCGCACCATAGAGTGTAACCTCATCGATTCTACTAACTTTCTTGTCGTTGGTGACCTTAGCGAATTGAGAGATTAATTCGTTCGATAAACCCATGTTTCTCACCCCCATAGTTTCGTTGTAAAGACTGCTTTTTCGGTAACAGGACATCCGGGCTCACACTTGATACTCTGACTGATCACTTTTGCTTTGATGTTAGTTATACCAGCCCTTGTGTAATTCAGACGCACACAATCGCCAAGTCGAACGGGGCAGTAGCCATGCGTATAAGTGACTGTATACTCGAGAACCGACAATTCTCTAAGTAATCGTTTCGCATAGTCCTGTACCTGTTCTTCAGTTGGATTACCAACCAGATCGGGATTGCTAACTCTATGAATGATCTCTCGGCCACGACTGACTGTAGATGTCACGCTGTTCGGATCGTCATTCACAGCTTTAACGAAGTAATACCCAGCTCCATTTGAGTGGATGACCTCCACGACATTCGGAATGCCATAGAGGTCTCTGTCCACACTAATGTCTGGGTACAAGATTGAACTATTGTTGTCGTCATAAGTCCATACAGGCTGCAGAGAAGCTGTGTCTTGGACTGGCGATAACAGGATACGGCCTATCTCATCCAGAGCAAACTGATACTTTGCATTAGCGACTAGATCAGACAAGAATGTCAACCAAGTGTCATCTGTACTCGCTGTGAAATCCATAGCGAGGGGAGTTCCACATTCCGCTTTGACCACAGGAGCCCGAGCACGCTCTCGAGCTAAACGATACGCAACGTCCATTACACATGAATCTTTAAGTATCGAATAGCCGAGAGGTGGCGGACTTTCTTTGAGTTCGATCAGAGGAGTATATGCATCGACCGAGATGTTCTGGAGACGACCATTGAAGCTCAGAGATGGAGTCTGAACAAGGAATGTACCAAGCGGATGTCTCTCTCGCAATCCATTTTGAATTGTTACGAGATAAATCCGAATGTAAGCTTCCCCAACAGACTCTGTCATGTCAATGGTTGCCGACCCAAGAGTTTCAGCTTCAGCATCTCGAGTGATGGTACTCGATTTCACTGTGGTAATGAGTTTAACGTCTTTCCAGGTCTTCGGGTCTACAACATAATACTCGAAAGTTTGCTGCATAGAAGACAACCAGTCAGCCATCTTACACTCCTCCTTCAACTCTTGCAATCTCGAGCGTTACTGGAATGACAGTATCTAAGTATTTACGACTAAACGACACCGTAACATTAGCCCAATAACCACTACCAGAAGGCTCTCTCACATAGACATTTCCCATCCACTTAGACAAACGACGCAATGCATAAACAGTTTCAGTGTCTTTCTTGTCAATGTCGACGCTCCAAGTGGCAGTTTCACCATGCTGAGTTCCGTAGTAACTAATCGGATTGGATCGCCCAATATACTCGACGAGCTCTACATCTGGCTTATGAGAATTCGAGATATTGATGTTATACGGAAGTTTAAGCATAGAACCGGTCCAGGATGGATCAGCAAGTTCGGCTTCCTCTTTAGTTGCTTCAAACGTAGACCAATCCTCATCCCACTGAAGAATAATGGCGTTTCCGGCGACGGGATACCCGGGAACATCGTAGTAACTAATTGCACCTGTATCGACAGTCATGGCAACTACTCTGTAACGAGCGTAGTCCAAAGCCGGATGCGGGTCTGTTACAAATGTTCCTTTTGCATTCGGAATATCCTTAATGATCTCGACAAATTTACCATCGTATTCTCTTCTGTAAACAGAAAGTAGAATACCTTCAATAGGGGTTCCGTTTTCGTCCTCGCAATAAGGTCGAATAATTGCTGTGTAGTCATCGGCATTAATGCCTATTTCAGCATTGGGGGAATACTCTACATCCGTCCAAGCGACTGTAAAATTCGACGAGGCTTCGGCTGTAAGACCGGAATTCATAGATACCAGGCAGGAAACGGTATAACTAATATTGTTTTCGAGATCCATATCGCTTGCCGATAGTGTGATCGACAAGTTAGTGTCAATATCGAAATGTTTAGAATATACCGTTTCCCCCTTACCAACGATCTTTTTGTTGCCGACATGATCGACGGTTTCATAAGAATCATTAGCAGTGATAGTAACCTGGTATCCAATCGGATTCTGGGTCTTCGGACCAGCAAGTCCAGTAATACGGAACGGGAAAGACACGAGGGTTTCGATCTCGACTCCGGCCGCATCGAGCATATGCATCTCCAAAGTAGGAGGAGCATAAACATCAATTGTTCTTTGAACAGACCAATCGCCATACTCGCTAGTTATGCCTCGAGTACGAACTCGCCAAAGGATCTTAGTTCCCTCGGGGTATTTCGTTGTGTCGATGGCATAGGCACTTACTTTGTCCTTTTCATCTTCCTCGGTCGAATTCTTGATAGTCTTAGTTTCCGTCTTACCATCAATTGTCAACTCGAGTTCCGCATAGGTTTGACTAGACCCATCCTCAGAGTTATGAACCCAATACAACGTTAGATCATCGCCAGTGATTGCAGTTGTGGTAGTAGACCACGTTGTCGGAGCAGCGGGTTTTGTACCGATTATGACCGACACAGGACTAGACCAGCCAGATTCTCCAACCGAGTTAACGGCTCTTACTCGGAAGAAATATCTCTGTCCAGATTCGAGACCGGTTTTCTCGTAACGAGTCGCTGAAATACCAGAAATTGTATCAACTGCATTGGATTCGTCAAAGTATTCCTCTTTGGTAGCATACTGGATGTCATATGTTGTGGCAGTCGATACGCCAGACCATTCGAGGTAAACAGAGGTTGCAGATGTAGCCTTACATACACTGATTCCGCTCGAAGCTGCAGGAGGAGTCTCAGAGTTCTCAGAGTAGTCAGTCCAATCACTCTTTGAGTCTCCTCGATAGGCATAACATCGGACTTTGTAGGTACTACCAGCATCAATGTTCCAAGTATGCGAAGCATACCCAGAGACGATCTTGACATCGGCTTTGGCGAATGTGCTACCTGTATTATCTTTGATAACCTCAAAGTGTACGTGAGTAGCATTGAGGTCTTCCAATCCATCAACTGTGGCGGTCAATTTATAACCATCAATTGTGACTTTAGGAGTCACGGGTGTAGTCGGAGGATTGTCTTTGAAGTAATACGACTTATTGGTAGACCATTCGGCAGTCCAACGCGACGTTTCGGTCTTACCGTTCGGCTTATACGTTGTGGAGATAGGCAACACGATGAACGTCACCTTTACCGCGTTCGACGGTGCGGTCCAAGATGCACGTTTAAAGGTCGTGGTGGTTTCGCTGCCGAGGAGACCAATTCCGTCAGCAGCGGCGTACCACCATCTAACCTTATACTCTTTCGTGTATTCTTTATCCCAAGTCCAAGATGCGATGACAGTCCGATCGGTGTTGGCCTGGAGACCAAGATACTCGACTGTGGCTCGATTCGTGGTGTTGGTTTTCACCGGTGTCGGAGTGCCATCGATCTTTAAGACTTGTCCAACGTAGATGTAATTGACATTCTGGATGTTGTTCAACTTAGCCAAAGTCGATACAGTTGTATTATATTTCTTTGCAATCGCAGAGAGTGTATCTCCACGTTTTACTGTATAAGTAGTCGCCATGATTTACACCCTCCTTTCGATTTTAGCTGCTCTGACCAATGTCTTGATTGCTTCGGAAATCTCGCTACCGTCATCGTAGGTAATACCCTCGATGTTGTAAGATGGACGGCTTAGGCCATTAAGATCCTTGCGGAGTTTATCAATTGCAGATACGACATTGGAATTAGTTCCATTTTGACGTCTTCTCTCAATTGCAGATCCAATGGCACCAATGTTAGTTTTTAAACCAAGGGAGCCGTCATTGTTAAGCATCGCACCGAGACCGTCGATTCCGGACTTGACATCGCTCAGATCGAGAACAGGACGAATGACTGGTTGAGCATCAATGTCACTACTCAATACATTTCGGATTTTAGCAATAGCTTCCGTGAGACCCTTCTTAGCAGATTCAGCCATCCCAGAGCTAACATTATAGGCACTCGGAGTATACTCTTTTATTGAGTTTATAAAACCCTGCCCAAAATAAGCTCCGATTTTTGCCGTTTCTTTGGAAGGAGAATTAACTTTCAAGATCTCTTCGGCGGCATCCAAAGCCGCTTGAGCCATAGCAGTCGCTTTGGCTTCGGCCTGGAAGATGTTAGCATCGATGCCGTCAGCAAAACCAGCAGCCAAATAAGCGCCAGCGTCATAGAAACTGCCATGTTTAAACCGAATGGAAGACACCGCACTATCACAAATCAACTTAACCGTTGACTCAAGATTTGCTTTGCCGGCTGTCAGACCAGAGACCAACGCGCTTATTAATTCTCGTCCGACTGACATAAGCGCTGTTTTTCCAGACAAGAATGTGGTCTGAATTGATTTAACCAATTCTCTGACGTAACCAGTTATCGAGTTCTGAGTAGATTTCATTCCAATCAACGCAGCATTAAACAAATCAGCCGCCGCAGAACGCACCTGACCGGAACCAGACCTAAAGCTCTCAACAATCTTTGCAGTCGTGATGGTGCCAAGTTGTGTTACAGCTTCTGAGAATGTGTTGACCCCACTCACATCCATACTGGAAAGACTTGCGATGAAATCTCTGAGGCTCCTAGCCACAACAATCGAAGCGAGAATGGCTCCGGTGTTGAGTGTCGACGCGGTAAGAGAATACGCAACGAGCTTCGTTCCAAGCGGCTGGATATCGAAGCTACTAATACCGGTTAAAACAGAAGATTCGAGACTGGAGATAAATGCCACCACATGACGGGCCATCGTGATAGAAGTAGCAATAGCCAAGGTATTCAACGAAGAGACCTTATCCGAATACGACTTCAACGAACTAGCAATACCATCCAGCGGCGAGAGATCGACATCCGGAATAGCTTCCTTGAGCTCCTTGATTTTGGACAACGAGGCGATCGCCTTATCGACATTACTCATGCTGGCTGAGAACGACGCCATGCCCTCACCAAATGTCTGAAGTTCCTTACCCATATCAGCGAGTGAGCTCCCGCCACTGAGAAAATCAGCGATTGCATCGATGATCTCAGTCCCAGCGAGCTTAAGGATCGCTGTGCAAAGGGCACCGACTTTATCCGAAATATTATCAGGAACATTCTGAACTCCATCTACGAAAGGCTGAACATTCGTCATGAAAGCCGAAAGATCAGAACCAAGCTTAGGCATTCCTGCAATTACTTCCATCGCCAAAGCAGCCAAGCCAAGGACAACTAATCCGAGAACAGCAATAAAGCCAACCAAAATACCAAGACCAGCAATTGCAGGGACCGCTAGTGTTCCGATGAGAGCTGCGGCCAAACAAACCACTTCCATGGCAAGGAGGAATGCTGTGATTACCCCGGCAATTTCAAGCGCGTGCAAAGGATCAACATCCTGCATCAAGTACAACACTCCAGCAAGAGCTGCGACCACCAGTGTAACAACACCAAGGGCAACAAGCGCCAACGCCGAAGGAGCTTGAATGAGCTGCATTGCCGTTATCGCAATCAACAAGACTGCAAGAAATGCTGTGATCACGCCAACTGTCTCAATCCCATGAAGAGGATCAACGTCTTTGAGTAAATACAGAATCACACCAAGTGCGCCGACGACAAGTGCCATAACAACTATCGCGCCAAGCGCAGATATAGAAGGTCCCTTCATTCCGGAGATAATTCGCATAGCGCCAGCGAATGCCAACATTGCTATAGCTAAAGCCGCCGCAGCACCTATGCTAGATTCTGCCGGTAATTGTCCGACAAGATACAAAACACCGCCTAGGATCGCAATCGCCACGCTCATGGCCAGCAAAGTCAATGTGACGCCGTTCATATTACCTGCAACTTTGAGAACAAGTGCGAACACAAGCATGAGAACACCCAACGATCCTGCAGCCGCAAATAATTTCTCTCTGTCAATGGTACTTAGAACAGCAACTGCGCCAGCCAATATCACGACAGCAATTGATAACGCCACGATATTACCAACACATTTCTCTGCACCCTTAGTAGCGAAGACCATTGCTGCCATCACTAAACCAAGAGCAACAACAGCCGCTGCGCCATTCAACAATGCAGCCGGATCAAGCAAACTAAGCAGAATAACCACTCCAGCGAGAATACCAACCGCAATGGACAATGCAAGAAGAGTGGCCGCAACTTTGGCAATCTTTTTTTCTCCACCAATGGTTGTGATTTTTACCAGAAGCCACACGAATGCCATGAAACCTGCCAAGAATAATGCGCCTTTTCCTATTTCTTCGAGGCTAAGATTGTTGACGAGTTTGCACACTCCAACCATCAACATCAACGAAATAGAAATAGATAACAAAAGTCCGCCGAGTTTGGCAATCTGTTTGTCAGATCCGATCTTAGTCACAAGAACCAAAATGCCGACAAATGCTAAGAAACCACCAGCAAATAGTGCTCCCTTACCCATTTCTTCCGGGGAAAGTTTACTGGCAAGTTTACAGACACCGACCATAAGCATAAGTGCTATGGATATCTTCACAAGCATTCCGCCCACTTTACCGACATGCTTGCCAGCAGATTTGGTTGCAAAGACTAAAGCACCGACAAACACAGTGAAGCCAGCCATAAATGCGCCAGCCTTACCCATGTCAGGCCAGCTTACGCCAGATAGCAGTTTTACTACTCCGACAAGAATAAGCATAGAGAAAGCCATTTTTAACAACATTTCTCCAGCTTTATCCATGTTCTGAGCAGCTTTACCTTTGACAAGCAAACCATAAGCGGTCATAAAACCAGCTAATACTGCAATCAAAGCTACTAAGCCAGTAAAACCTCGAATAGCTTGTTCGTTGTCCATGCCGCCAATGAGTTTAACAACGCCCGCAAGTAACAGAAGAGCCGCACCAATTGTCAGCAGACCAGTTTTAAGACCGGCAATCTTTAAACCATCTTTACCAATTTTTGCCGAAGCTGCTTGCATCTTACTTACAGCTTTAGATAGTGCCGTCAAGACAAGCGAAAGAACAACAATAACGCCGACAGATCTATACAGGTTCTTTTCGTCAACGTAACTAAGAACCACCACTGCACCCGCTAAGATAGCAATAGAAGTCGCTATCTTTTGCAATGCGCTAGCCGCAGTTTCAAATGCTTTAGCGTTAAGAACTTTTGCAAAACTTTTCTCAATGCCTGCGAGACCATCAATCACATTGTTGATGCTGCCGATCCCATCCGATATGGCGCTTACAAAGTCATACATTTGCTTAACGACGACGAGAACAACACCAATGGGGATAATCGCCAGTAATTTCTTCCAGTCAAATCCGCCAACGGATTCTTTCAGTTTACTGAATCCACTTTTCAGTGTTTTTACAAGCGGACTGAAATCCAGTTTCTTGAAAGCGTTTATGATATACTTTCCGATGGCAGCGACAGCATCGATCACCAACTGAATTCCGGAACCAATACCATTGATTAAACCTGCTATAACATTCTCACCAATCTCATGCGTGACGGTCGAAGGAGAATGAATACCAAGAACATCTTTAATAGTGTCGATAATTGTAGTGGCAATCTCTTTCGCTTTGCTGAAAATTGTGGTAATCTTGTCGCCAAGTCCATTTTGAAGTCCTTCGATGATGTTTCCGCCAATCTTCCGCATTGCCTTTGGAAGGGAAGTAAATCCTTCTTTAATCCGAGCGACTACATCCTCGAAAGAAAAGTTCGACATATCGAACTTTACAAGCTTCTTAAAGACATTGACTAACTTCTTGAAAGCAGCGACCAATTTGTCGATGGGCTTCCAATCTTTTACGACCTTAAGCAGTTCTTTGACTTTCTCGATAAACTTGGTAATGTATGGAGATACTTTTTCAAACACACCGCTCATATCAAAGACTGAGTCGAGCCAATCCCTGAATTTGACGATGGCGTCACCGATTTTCGCGGTCAAATCGAAAATGGTCAGATCAAATGCCCCGAGTAATTGCTGAAGTATCTTAAATCCAAGCTTTAAAGGACCAGATACAACCGTCAGAACAATATCGAGTGCCGCAAACAAACCTCTGAAAGTTCGTCTGATCTTATCTGCGGTTTCATCACTGACCTTCATTTTAGTCGTAAGCTTGTGGAAACCAGCGATCAGGTTAAACAACTGTTCGGCTTGCATCGCAGGGAAGACATCTCGCCAGGCGGCTCCAATCGACTTGATGATCGTAAGGAGACCCTGGCCAATGTTTTTGAATGAGTTAATCACCAACCAACGACCATTTATCTCGTCAAGGTTGTCAATCAGTTCTTCCACCGGAATGCCAAGTTTCTCAGCGGTATCGATAAGTTCTTTTAGAGCTGCTATTTGCTCATCGGTATATCCCTTGGCTTTCGCTTGCTCTTCGGTCATACTGGCAAGCTCTTTGATGAAATTTTTCTGTTCATCAGTCAACTTTCCGGTTGCTTCACCAGCTTTTTCAGCGGCGTCAGAAGTCTTTTCTTGGAGACCAAGAAGTTTATCCTGAGCAGCAATCTTCTCATCGCTATGCCGATAACTGTTGTTAAGCGCTTCGTTTACTTTATTCTGAACGCGATAATAGTTTATTCCGGCAGCAGTAAGTTTATCGAGTCGTTCCTTTCCGTTTCCGAAATTTCCACGAATCACCTGTTTCACGATGTCGCTAAGATCAGTAACGCTGTCTGTAACTTTACCAATCGTCTCTACTGCTTTTTTGGCCGGAGCTGATATTTCGTCAAACTTCTTGGCGAGGCTCTTGAAGCCCATACCAAAAGCGCCTTCCAACAGATTATTTCTAGCATCAGAAATCTTTCCAATGACATTAGTGAAGAAGTCGGAAAGAGGAGTCAACAGATTCTTTGCTTCCTCAAAGTCACCGACGATGATCTGCCAAGTTCTAGCCCATCCAGACTGAGCCGCTTCTTTCATGACATCCCATAACTGCGAAAAGGTCTTAACTTTCGTTGCTGCGTCTTCTGCAGTTCGGGCCATCTGAAGAGCCTGCTGAATCTCATCTTTATTCTTGCCAGATTTGTTAGCTAGTGCTTTCGCAGCATATTCGATAGCGTCCGCTTCTCCATGCTGAGCTTTTGCTGTGTCCAGAGCAGCCTGGACCGCATCCACTGACAAACCAGTATACTCTGCGACATACTCGTTTGCACCGGAGGTGGTAAACTTCTTCAAAGTTTCAGTCAACACCTCAGAGGTTAACCAGCCAGTGCGTAACGATTCTCGGAAAGAACCCTCAGCTTTGATAGCCTTTTCCGCTCCGGTACCGAGTAGTTTGGATGTCTTCTTTAAGGCTTCCTGGAAGATCTCACCACCCATGCCGGCATTAACAACCGAGTTCCAGTCCATCAGTTTAACTGTACCGGCTGCCAGCGCCTGAGAAAGCTGGTACATAGCAACGGATGCTTGCTGAGACGTAGAACCGGAAACAGCCGCCAAGTTCGCAATACCCTGGATAGCACTTACCGAAGTTTCCAAGTCAATGCCCGCAGCGGTGAAAGTACCAATATTGCGGGTCATCTCAGTGAAGTTATAGATCGTCAAGTCAGCATAGTGATTCAACTCATCCAATGCTTTGTTGACGTCATCCAATGTACTGCCCTTACTCTGAGTATTGGCAAGGATCGTTTGGACTGCGTTCATCTGGGTTTCGTATTCTTGAAAACCAGATGTGATGGGGTCAATGGTTAACGCACTCGCCATGCGTTTACCAGCATTTACTGCCGAATTGGTAATATTTGCGAGGGCGGTTACGCCCATAACTTGAAGGGCAGAGAATTTTGCGCTGACAGATTCTACACCAGCGCCAAGGCCACGCATGTCGACCTTCTGAGCAGCAGATCCGACTTCTTCGAAACCCTTACTAACACCTCTAAAATTTAATTTTTGTTTAAACTTTTCAAGGGTAGTCATGGTTGTTGAGACATTTTTCTCGAATTGACCATTGTCAAATCGCATCTCTACGACTCTCTCGTCAACTGTCTTACTCATAGTTTAGTAACCTCCCTCCATGCGTTAGTTGCAATCTCATCAAAAATAGGTTGGATAGCAGGATTGATGTAATCTCGACCTTCTACCCAACCTCCGGTACCAGTTCCATGGCCATACTGCAAAATTATGGCTATAGAAACTCCATTTTGAATATTCGAGTTGTGAAATGAGATCTTCACTGATCCGCTGGTGTTCTCTATCTTGTAATACCAGGACGAAGCAGTAAGACCAGTATCTATCGGCGTTACAGACGCAAGGGCGGCAACTCCTGCTCGACCGAACTTGTCAAGATCGCCAAGGCGAACTTTTTCCTTGACTCTTTCCAGATAACGAGTGAGTTTAGAGAAGTCGCCCTTTTGTCTGAACGTTATCATATACAACTCTCCTAACTTGAAAGTTAATTTACCTTCATACCACTCTCTGTAGTAATGAAAGTGTCGAACCCGGCCGCTTCCAATTTAGCAGCCATTGTGTTAGCGTTGGCAATCTTGCTAAATGCTCCAACCTGAATTTTGTAAATCTTGCCTACCTGGATCATCCAAGCATCAAAGCCGGCAGCTTTCACCTTCTTGAGCATGGCCGCGGCGTTTACTTTATTGCCGAATGCGCCCGTCTGGACACGATAAAGTTTCTTGGCGGGAGTATTAAGCTTCGCGGTAACTTTGGAAGCCAGATCGCCCATACGATCGTACATCCAATCGCCAGGACAGCTCTTCTTAGCAAACCAACGATGGACAGTAAGTACCATCTCGTCGGATGCCGGTTCGTAATTCAGAGTTTTAGTCTTATCGCCGAACCACAGCAGTTTTGTCTTGTTGTATCGTTTACAGATATCGACGCAGAGTTCGATCAACTTGTTATAGACCGCATTATTAAACGCGTAAGGAGCAGTTGCATCACTTGCACATTCGATTGTGATAGCCCGCTGATCGTTCGCGTTAGAGGAAGAACACCAGGAACGGTTCTTCTCTTCCACGTACATGCCAACTCTTCCGTCAACACCGATTCCATACTGGCAGGATGCCTTTCGAGAAGTCTTAGCGAAAATTTCGCCAAGTCTCTCCACACTGCACTGACCGACCACGCAATGCGGCGTAATGCGATCTACTTTATGGGTTCTCTGACCAGAATGATTCGGACTCAACTTTGTGTAAGACACCAAGGAACTATTGCTCATGAGTCGTTCCCTCCTTCGCACTCTGAATCTGTTTCAACATCTGAATGATTTTGTCGTATCCAAGGGTGGATACAAGAAATCCGAGGTACATGAGTACCACAATTTCAATTCCAATCTTCACAGAAAAACTGATATCGTTCATAACGAGATATACGACACATACTCCGCATGAAAGAATGGCAGCCAAGACATTCGACGAATAGGTCTTTCCGCTTTCATCAAGGAGTTTCTTGACTCCTTCGACAGTGAGATTAGTGAGCAAAGAGATCGCAAGAAGAGCGGTTGTCATAAAAGAAATAGGCATTGTTATTCCCCCTTTTCGTCTTCTACTCCGGAAGATCGGTTCAACCGTTCTTCTCGTTTTTCGAAGAATGTTTCAAATAGAGCTTTCATGAAATAACCGAGCATGATACCAATGATCGTGCTGGCTATTTGACTAGATAAAGATTCGGCGATTTGTTCTTTTCCTATGAATGCAAGAACATAGGAGAGTTGCAAATCTATCAGCGAGACTGCCAGTATGATAGCGACTGCTTTCTTTGTGTAGGTTTGAAGCCATTTCTTATAAGGAACTTGTCGTTTACCTCGACCCATGAACTCACCCTCTACTATTCAGTCGTTTTCTTCTAGCTGCATTCAAAGCAGCATTATTCCGCATTATTTCGCCTTTGCTCTGTTTTTTGGGAGGAGCGTTCTTGACTCCACAAACTCGCACTAATGTCAACAATCGATTCAAATGCCATTTCTGACACTCAAATGGGATGTTATATGCAATCATCCAATAATAGATCAGCTCTGAAGTCACAACTTCATTACTTGCCTTCTCTTTTTGGCGATTAGAAAATGTTGTAGCGGTCATCGGAGCATTGATGTAACCAATGACCGCGTCAACATTCTCCTTCGTAAGATTGAGGTAAATTAGCGGATCAACATTCTTGGTGATAGTCATGCATTTGATGTAATCAAGACTTTCCTCCGCAGTCATGTTGATATTTGAAAGAAATGGTTTATGCCATTTGGATTCCCATTTTGACAAAGAGACGAGAGAATGCTCTAGTTGGAGCGTTACGGTCTTCGCTGGAATGAACTCTTCCTTAATCTCGTCCCATTTTTCGGGACTGACTGGTACCTCAAGTTGGAACATTATTCATCTCTCCAGTATGTCGACTTAGGCCTTTGCGGCCATCTGTGCTGCGACTTCCTTGCCAAGATCAGCAGGAATAACTCCGGTGAAGAACTTAGAGGCAGCATCTGCATCCTGGGACAACTCCATAAAAAGCTGAGAATACGCTTCAGTCTGAGAAAAACCAACAGACAGAGGATTGCCCTTTTCATCGACCTTCATGAAGCGTCTACCGTCAGCGCTCTTTTCACCATAAGCTTTAAGGATCAGTTCCTTGAACAGCTTGACAAGTTCAGGAGCATTCTTTGTGTTAGCGATCTTCTGCGCCATCTCAGAGAAGCCACCGTCAACGCTGAGTTCCAGTTCAGCCAGTTCAGCCTTGGTCAGGTTGAAGTAAAAATCTTCGGTTCTTTCGACTTCGTTATAGTCGGTATAGGTGATAGTCTTCTTAAGCATGATAAATCTCCTTTCAAACTAAAAAAGAGGGAGTCGCCAGCCTAACTGAATACGACTCCCATGGTTATGTTGTTGTGCTGTGTTACGCAGCGGTAATGATCTGAGCTACTTCGTCGGGCAGAGGCAGACGAGCTTCGGCCTCATCGCCGCCGTAAAGAATAGCTTCGAGAGCCGCCAGCTTCTGGGGATCGACCTTGGTGGAATCGATCGTAATACTGGCAGTAGGCTTAAAGCCGGTAACGTTCACAGGAGTGGTGCTGAACTCCCAGGAGAACGTAATGGCCTCAGGGCTGTCGTTGATGGTGGAATAGGCCTTCTCAGACGGAGAAGCCAGGGCGCCATAAACCAGATGCAGCTTATAGCCGTAGTTGTTATTGTCGACATCGTTACCGACAGTCGTGCGATAGCAGAGACCGAAGGTCTTACGAGGCTGCTGACCGATATACACGCCAGTAGCGAGAGATGCAGAACCGTCACACTCGGCAAATTCATCGGGATACGTGTAAGCCTCGATGGTACCACCGAATTCCTCAGTGGAAATAAGATTCAGATACTTGATATCATCTGCATAAAGAGCAGTCGCTTCTGCACCAGAAGGACTCTCGGTAACATTGGTGAGGCCATTCCAAGCTACACCCTTAGGATAGGTACCCTGGTTGTCAATGGGATACAGAACGCCCTGCTTTACACCAGTTTCGTAATAGCGTTCGCCAGTTTTGTCCCAAACGAGTTTCGGCATAGTTTTATCCTCCTATTAGAAATATAGTGTGAAGGCATCATGGTTGAGATTATCAGATTCATAGTGTCTATCAAAACTACAATAGGGGAGATCGAGAATCTTCTCTATAAATTGACTATCAGGATTCTTGTCAATAAGAATCAACTCATAGCTTGGTAATTTACGATAGGCGCTGTCATCGGCAGATCTCTTTTCGATGTCTTTTCGTGAATAAACAATTGCTGGATATTGCATTCGTACTGAGGCGGGAGGTTGGAAGTAACAACTCCTAGTACCGAGAATTTCACATAAAATCTCATGCAGCTTAAGTCTGCTGCCCATTTGTATACAACCCCCCAACTCCCAGTATCAGTCTAGGATAGTTTACTTCGACATTGTAAATCTTCCATAAGCTACCCATAAACTCGATGTAACGCATCGCATGAAAATTCTGAATGGCATACGGATCGGCCACGATACTGATTTCCATAGACACGTTAATGTTGTCATTAACTTCTCCAGAAGATTCAAGCTTCCGGATGTTACGAACCACATCGCCATAATACTGGCGCTCTGTGATCTTCTCTTCCCACACACCAGGTGCAGTTTCTACTTGCTCAGCGTAGCCGACTTTTCCGTGCCACTTAGCCATTTTGAATTTTCACCTCGACTTTCATCAAGCCTTGGTCTTCATCTCCAGAGTGATGGCAGAGAAGGGCTTAATGAGAGCGCCGGAACAGCGAGTCTCGATCAGATACTTCTGCTGGTTGTAGTCGATGTCGAAGTCATCGAACATGTTGATGGCGCCACCCTTATCAGCACCGACGTTGTAGTCGGACAGATTAACGATGATGCCCAGCAGATCGAGAGAATTACCCTCGCCGTCGTCACGCTTCAGACCTTCCATGACAGGAACAGTCACGATGGAGCTGACGCGCAGAGCAGTGCGAAGTTTCTCTTCGGTATCGTAGATGATACGGCCAGTGGTATCTTCGAGCAGCAGGCAGTCGGTGAGCATATCCTCAGTCGTGTACAGGGTAGGCGTACCAGAACCCTTGTAGTTCTTACGAGACTTGATACAGGCACGGATGAAAGCCTTAGCCTTCTGATCAGCATTGGCAGCAGCGTCGACCTCGATGGTAGACTTGATGTTGTAGAGATCCTCGTCCTTCCAAATAGGACGAATATTGGACTCATTGATCTTGTCATCGCTGGAAGCCAGACGGCCGTCACCAACCAGAATGGCGCGGGCAATTTCCTCGTCCAGCATCAGGCGCATCTCGGACTTCAGCCAGGCAACAACGTCGAAGTCGGTGATGTCGATAACATCATCACGATCGAGCTTCTGCTTTTTGTAAATGGTCGTCGGAGTGGTCGTACGCTTGAGCAGGCTGAAGACCTCTTCCTTTTTCAGCTTACCCTTGATGTAACCCTTTGCACGGGCCTCATCTTCAGTGATGTCCGCAAACATGGACTTGATGCGGGAGAAGGGAGTGTGGTGGACACCGCTCATAACCTTGCTGACCCAGCCGGTCTCACGCTTGATGAAATCAGGCGGGGTGTTCAGAGACTTCGCCTCGGGGAACAGGTATTCGATGTCCTTGATGCCGTAGTCGTCGGCATGGGCCAGGAAGCTCTCCTTCAGACTACCATAGCGCTTACCATCAGCAATGATGGTCTGCATAGCGTCATGACTCAGGACATTCTCTTCCTGCTGCTGGGTGTCGTTGTCAAACAGATTGTGCTTCATTGTGTTTTCCTCCTCGTTATCATTTGGGGTTTCTTCATCGTCGCGTCCAAGAACACTACCGAGCATCGCATAAACAACCGTCTTCTGCTCTTCATTGAGGGTATTGAACACATCCCCAATGGTTTTTCCTTTTGCGGTATCCACTTTTTTATCCTCCGTTTTTGCTTCTTTCTGTTCGTCAGCATGTGCCAGGGTAAGTTTCTCTCCGGTGTAAATGATGCCTTCCTCATCGGACTCCTCACCATGTTTGATAACGGTCTCGATAAAGGCGCCAGGGTTAGCTGCAGCAAGAACCAAACTCAGTTCACGGATATTACCATGCATGACATTCGGACCCTGCTGCTGAAGCTGATTAGCATAGATCGACAGGGCATTGACATCCCCATGCTGCACCAGGAGTTTAGCAGTCTGTCCGCTTTCAGTGTCGTTAAACTTGCAGTAGGCATAAACGCCCTCTTCGCGATTCTCAAGCAATGCATGTCCGAGCACATCATTGACATCATTATGCTGATGACTCCAAACAAGGGGTACTTGCTGACCATCATTATGCTTGAATGCATCTCTACGAATAACACGACCGTCCGAACATGTCAGATCATTACGTGTCGCCCATCCGCAGAAATCAAAAGTTTTATCCATTTTGACTTTGCTCTCCTTCCTTGTTTTTGTTGTTCGTTTTATCAACCGTCTGTTCCTTTTCGTCAGGATGATTCAGATTGCTGTTGATCAGTTTATCAGCCTTAGGATCATCCGAAGGTCTCATACCAACAACCTGTCTGAGTTCGTTGGATGTCATGATCTCATTACGAGTAAACTTATCCGCAATCTCGGCAATATCGTTAACAGGAACGAGTTTAAACGGATCTCTAAAGAACGCGATTGATTGATGTTGCGAACGAGCTGTTTTGGTTAAGAATTTGCGTTTCATTTCATCAACAATTGCCGAAATAATGGGTTCAATCGTCCGGCTATAATAGTTGAGCATCGTTTTCTCGTCTGCAGTACCATCCAAAATCGACTGAGTAATACCTAACTGGCTGTATAGCATGCTCGTCAGATACTCAATCTGCTTCATCAGGTTATTTTCAAGAGAACGGTTCAACTGTGTGATTCGCTCAGTGCCATCGGTATAAGCGATGCCATACTTAGAGCCGGCCAATTGCATTTCGATGTTCTTACGCCGTTCTTCGGCCTGTTGACGTCTTGCCTCGGTTTTAATGATGTATGGTAATTGGATAATCAAATCCAATTTGCCCGATGCGGTTTGCTCGTCAGTTACATCCAATAAACCGAGTTTTCGAACCAAGCGCTGCATAGTAGAGTTTGGCTCGTTGATCACCGCATACAGTGGATTCTCGACGATGGCAACCATCTTTTTGGGAACGATGACCTCTTCCTGACGACCAATCTTTTCGTTGTAGACTCGAATTCTGATGTGGTTGGGATACCATTCAAGAATTTTTGCAGTCCGCATCGATAAGATGTCATAAGAATCACTTGTGGTCGGATTAATGGTTGTATCGATCGGCACTATAGCCACACAACCTTCGTCCAGCATAGACATGACTGCATCCTGCACAAAGGCACGACCGGTCTGATCGATGTTAGCGCTGAGTGTTAAGCATCGATTAAGACCGCTATCTATCTGGTCCTTAAAACGATTATTGTCGTCTAGTCGAACATGCTGAATGCTAATTGCCGACACATCCAATGCAATGCGGTTATAAACGGAGGTAACTATGGATCTTTCGTTTCCTCTAGTAAATCTAGGTCGATCTGGACGCAAATAGTTACTCACTCCGATGTTCTGATAAGTTTGAGTAGGATCTCGTCCCATAAAGGCATTCCAGCCATGCTGGAGTCTATCAACAAATCCCATTTGGTATTTCACCTGCTTTTAGTCAATAGTCGTTTTCATTTAAGAAGGTGATCGTCGTGGTGTGTTTGACCGGAAATAGTTTTTTCAGGAAGTTACGGAGCTTGGCTTTACGTGCTTCCTTCTTTCTTTTCTTTTCGATCAGACGCTGCATCTCCCTAGCTTCTTCAGGTGTGGCGTCCCTGACCTTAATCTTCGGAGACGAGGTGGTAGTGTTAGACGACGAAGAAGCCTCTTTTTTAGGCTCAAAAATATCTTTAGCTTCGTCAATGAAATTCTTCACAGACTGCATGAAGCTTCCGTCTTTACTAGCAGGTTTCGAAGAATACTTATCAAGAAAGCCATTCACATAGTCAGCACCTTCATTGATTTGATTGCCGTTATTGTTGCGATCTTCTTGATGTTTACTATTCTTTTCTAGCTCAGATTTTTTACTATTGACATAATCCTTAACTGTATTTACCGCATATTTAACATCTTCCGACACTTTTTCTTTCACAGTAGGTTTATGTCCAATGACTTTTCCACTTGGAGATTCATACCAATACCGCCACTTACCGCCGACCTTCTCGCGTTTGATATACTTCCAATGCTCCAGACCATCAGAGTTATCCACGCCGGTGTAGTTAATTTTGTAACCCATATTTTTGTCTCCTTTATTCGAATGCATCACGGTTTAGCTTATATGCCACGTAAGCGTCCATCATGGCTGCGACAGCATCGATTTTGTGATCGTATCGCTTCTTGAGGAGCTTACGGTTACCATTGGTATCCTCCATTGCGATGCAGTTACCCATTGTGTAGGTCATGAGACTTTCATCGAATAAGAGGAGTCGTTCTCCAGCAAGTTTCTTCAACTCGCCAAGGGGAACAGATTCAGTCTTTGCGCCCTGAATGACTTTCTCGATACCAAAAGGACCATTCTCGGATTCCCAGCGTACCACGAAGTCTTTAGCATTGTACGGGTCGTAGCCAAAGCAACGAACATCATACTGAGATTCAGAGATATAGTTGTCGAGATCCTCGTAAACCTCCATCATGTCTAGCACAGTGCCAGGCATGACAATGAGGCTTCCTTCTTTAGCGAATTCATCATACTTATAGCGCATGGCCGAAGGGAGTTTACTGAGCGTTAGCTCAGTTATGTAGTTGCGCGTCTTGATACCAAAGGCACCCTTTGGTAATGGAAACAAGAACGTAAATGCGCAGAAGTCATCTCCCTGGGAAAGGTCAGCGCCAAGTGCACAGGGCATTTGCCAATATTCGCGATATCGGTGAGGGAGGGTTTCTTCGTACGTGAAGTAATAAGTGTAACCTTCCATGGGGATACCGAATCGCTTGGCAAGGGTGTCGTTTCTAACTGCTGGGTTGTTTTCAGCCTTCTCAACCTCTAACTGATAAGTCTCATAACTGACCGTGCGCCCGAGATTTGGATTGGCTTTAACCCACATACTGGGGTCACCAACTTCATCGATCGAGTCGAGTTTATACCACCAAATGGAAGTATGAATGTCAGGGTAATCTCCCTTGAGTACGTTCATCAAATCCATTTTGATTGTATCGCCAGGTCCGTTACGGACAGTACCCTCAGAGCTGATAGCAATGATGAGGTATTCCTCATTCTTGGCTGCACCCTGAGCTGCAGGACCAACCACATCCTCTCTGGTATCACCAGACAGCCATTCGTCGACTGTGACCACCTTGTCTTTACGGCCCTGGTATTTGTCGATACTCATGGGTACGATTTCGAGCAAGGAATTGGTCATGAAGTTCTGGATACCTTTCTTCGTGCTTGCCAACTTCACGCGATCTGCTTTAGACCCGGTGGTGTTTTGCAATGATCCTTCAGTCAAGAACTTAAAGAACGGACCTCTAGATCTGGCAAGTGCGGTCTTGATAGGTGCCAAAACTTCCTCCGCCTGTCGAATGGTCGGAGCAGTCGTCGATTGCTGGGTAGTAGCTGGATCTACAGTTAGAAAGTAAGCCTGAATACACGACGCATACATGGATTTAGCAGCGCCTCGACCGACAATCAGATACTGTTTATTGATTAGACGTTTCTTGATTCGTCTGGTAACATAGCGTCCACCGCGACCCTCTGGGTCAGGCTCATAGACACTCCTCTCGACGAAGTAGTACCAGCCGAAGATCTGTTCTGCCCATAGTTTGAACGAATCGAGTAGTCGAAGATCATCACCGTCGGTAAGGGTGAGTTCGTTCTCACAGAAATTAATAAAACCCTGGATAGCTTGGTCATCATACCAAATTCCAGGGTTTGCAATTAATGCGTCTATTCGATTCATCTCCATAGAGACTTGTTCGCATACGGGTATTTCGCCTCGGATTACAGCATCACGAAACATGCCATAATACTTTGGCGTGGCAGTGTTTGATAATGCCATGTATGGTCACCTGCTCAGTTCTTTTTCTTTTTCTCTGCGTCGGCAGATGCGTTTTTAATGGCTTTGGTCATGCTTTCCTTAAGGACTTGCTTGCCAACCTCAACAGCAGTAGGAGCCACAACATCTTTCATGATTTTGTCGACAAACTTTTTACCGGCAGAAACTTGCTCTGGCCTCATCTTGTTGTACTGCTGCTCGAGTAGCATTCGATTCACTACTCTTCTCAGTTCATCGTCTGACATGTCCTTCAAACTAGGTCCTGACGTCTTCTGAGCTGTTTTCGGAAGAGGTTTTCCGCTTTTGAGCGCCTCGACTTCTTTTCGCTTCTCCTCAAGTTTGTTGATTTTAGCCTGAGTCCTAAGTTTGTTCTTGGCAATTTTTTCTTCTTCCTTGAGCTTCGCCATTTCTTTGTCATAACGCTTTCTACCGGCAGGTGTTAGGGAGCCGTCTCTATTTTGATATCGACGAACACCCCATTTCATACCTTTGATGCCCCAATGCATCAACTCGTTTTCCATCCTAATGTACCTCCTTCCTTTAGGTCTTAGGATCTACCGCCACATTCAGACGCCATTCAAATTCGGCAATCTGTCGATTCATAGAATCGATTACGGCCGAGCTAAGAGGCGGATCGAAGATCAGCTTCACTTTAAGATAGATGTAACTTTTTACAGCATGAAACTGAGCAGCGTTGGCTTCCGGAATGAAGTCAACCCAGGTGGAAGTATCATCCTCGATTACGAAACCCTCTTCCGGACCGACTCCAAGCTGAGTAAGGATCATGAGCACAGAGTTAATGTGCATGATGATGTCAGCGTCGAAATGCGTATACTCTTCATCAATGCCGAGCATCTTCTTAATCGATGTTAGGATACTTTCCATAGTCTCCCTCCTTCTTTACCGCCTCCAAGGGCAAGTGTCGTTTGGTTTTCTCTCGATGGGACCTTTGAACAAAAGGTTTTCATCACCATAATGGATTGCGTCATGAGTATTCTTAATTGTACAGATTAAATACTCTGGGTCGAGAAGATACTTGCTTCGCTGGAGAATGTCTTCCTTCCGAATCGGGTTCATATGATGGATTATAATTCGAGAATGAATCTCTCGACCAGGAATACCTAAGTCACAACCGTTGTCTCGAATAATAACCTCGTCTCTGATCCTCAACCACTCCGGATCTTTATAGAATCGTTGGTTAAGCCATCTATCAAACCCGAAAGTCTCTTCGCCAACTCGTCCGTTGAGACGAAGATACTGATAGCGTTCCTCAAATGTCGGCAGAGTGATTAACTCAGAATATGTCTTAATACTCATCTGGTCCCCCCTGCCCACTGTAATTGCGAAAAGCCTTCATAGCCTCAGTGTAAAGCTCTTCAACCTTCTTCTGAGATTTGAGTGTCTCGGTCTTAGCAGTAATAAGCTCCGCTTGCTTCTCCAGAATCTGTTTTTCGAGTCTAGCTTTTGTACAACCAAGTTTAAGAAAGTGCGTAGTCTCCTGAGACGAGGCAGTACCCTCTCTTAGACGCCTCTCGACCAGATCAGTTGCCAAGGATATGAGCTGATTCTCTCTAGCTTCTGGAGTTAGAGCTGGTCTCATTAGACTTGTGGATGAGGACGACCCACTTGTTTTTACTTTTGCCATACTTACTGCCTCCTCTCCTACAGTTTTGTATGTCTTTTGGTCGGGTACTTAAAAGGACCCATAAGGGAGGAAAGAGTCTGATCGTTGAAAGGAGAAAGGTAAAAACGACACAGGAGGCATACCCACGTCTCAACCTTATGGGTCCTCCTAAGTACCCGACCAAAAGTGAAATGCTTTTTCAAAAAATTCCCCCGGAGAAAATATAAAGAG